GATATGTGCCTTGTAAACCCTCTATACAGCCCTAGTTGCTCTGGATACGAGGAAGCATATACAAACCAACAATGCTCATTAAATCCTCTTTATAGACCTTCTTGTGCTGGCTATGAGGTGGCTTACTTTAATCAGCAATGCAGTATTAATCCACTCTTTAATAGGAACTGTGATGGATATGCAACAGCTTATGCAACTCAACAAGCTACTACAGCACCAACAGTTACTGTGGCAACACCAAGTGTCCAAGTTAGTACGACAGGCACAGTTAGCGTTGAAACTCCTGTGGTTGCCGACCCTGTAGTAAACGAAGTTATTACTAGAAATGTTCAAACAACGACTACAACTCAAACTACTGTTGAAGCGGTTAAAGAACCACAAAAAGAATCAAAGAACGAGAAGAAACCAGAAACTAAGCAAGTTTCCAAACCAACTGAAAGTAAGAATGAAGTATCGGCTGAAGCTCCGAAAATTGTTGCACCAACCCATGAGTACAAAGCTCCAATCATATTGGACTTAGCTTATCAGAAGATGGTCAAGAAGCCGATTAAAGACAATAACCGAGCAATGTATAACTTATATATGAATAGTCAAATTAAGCATGAGGAGATGGTAGATGAGCAGTACAGAAGATAAGAAGCCTGACTATGAGTTCAGTATCGGTGGATACAAGCTCAAGTATTCCAATAAGTTGATGTATGCAGTAATCGCTATTGCTCCTGTAGTTGGTGGTACTTTATGGGGTGCATTTGAAGCTGTTAAAGGCTATCAGAATATGCAGAAGAAGATTGAGTCTTATGTTGCACCTGACTTATCTGAGTTTGATAAGAGATTAGCTACTTTGGAAGAAACTACTAATAAGGTCAATGATTACACCAGAGACATCAAGAATGACATTAAGAATGATGTCCGCAGACTTGAAAAGGTAGTTGAGCAAGTTGAGAGAGATGGTAAGCAGTTATCTAGAGAATTAGATAAAGACTTGCGAGAAATGCGAAAAGAAACTGACAACAAGATTAAAAGAGCTTTAGATAACCCATTAGCAAATAAGGAGTAAGTATGCTGTCTTTAATTTCAACCATTGGCGGTCTATTGGTATCTGGACTACCTAGCCTACTAGGATTCTTTCAAGACAAGTCTGACAAAGCCCATGAGCTAGAGTTGGCTAAGATGCAGACCGAGAGAGAGCTTCAGATGATGGAGAGAGGTTTCATTGCACAGCAAAAGGTAGAAGAAATCCGCACAGACCAAGTAGAAATGCAGACAGCTGCTCAGATGCAAAATGCTGCTCTAGACCACGACAAGAAGATTATGGAAAGAGCTTCTACATGGGTAGTGAACTATGTCGGTACAGTTCGCCCTACAGTTACCTATCTATTTGTGATAGAGTTAGTGCTTATTAACTTCTGGCTATGCTACAAGCTATTCTCTATGCCTAACTTGATTACAGGTGTAAATGACCTAGAGATTATCAGCGAGATGATTTTCTCCTCTGATGAAATGGCTATGCTTGGCGGTATTATCGGCTTCTGGTTTGGTTCTAGAAACTGGGATAAGAAAAAGTGAAAGTAAGTCAAAAATGTATAGAGCAGATAAAGAAAGACGAAGGGGTAAGAAATCGCCCTTATCAATGCCCTGCACTACTTTGGACAATCGGAGTCGGTCATGTTATTGACCCAAACCATGCTAAAGTTCCATTGGCTGATAGAAAACAATTACCTATACCTGCAGGTTGGGATAGGGTTCTAAGCAATGATGAGATAGACGAGATACTCAGAAAAGACCTAGCAAGGTTTGAAGATGGTGTATTGCGTCTAATTAAAGTTCCATTGACTCAGGGTCAATTTGATGCTTTGGTCTCATTCTCATTCAATGTCGGACTAGGAAACCTACAGAACTCTACCCTTAGAATGAAGCTAAATAGGGGTGAATATGAAGGTGCAGCCGAGCAGTTTTTGGTCTGGACAAAGGCTGGTGGAAAGGTATTGGCAGGGCTAGTCAAACGAAGAACTCACGAGAAAGAGATGTTTGAGTCTTGAAATTGTAATATTTCTATAGGATACTAGGCAGATGAAATTAGTTACTCCACAAACTGTACAAGCAGTCTACGAGATGTTAATTTGTCTGCCACCATTCAATCGGTGGAATTTACCACCATCTAAACAAGTAGGGTTTGAAGTCCACAAAGACCCTACCTGCTTGGGTGAATACGAGCCAGAACCCCATGTCATTAGAATTTCTGAAGCTAAGAATGGGCATCTGGATACTGTTGTTAAAACCGTAGCCCATGAGATTATTCACATGAGGTTATACCTAAAGGGCAGTAAGTCTTGGGATAAGCACGACAAGGCATTTAACGATTTATCTCACAAAATTGCTATTACTTTAGGATTTGACCCAAAGGAACTGTAATGGCATCAAAAGCCTGTACTGATGATGAATTTGTAGCATTATTTAATGAATTAGGCTCTCCGCAAGCTGTTGCAAATGCTCTCAGCATTAATGTCAGAGCAGTCTACAAAAGACGAAACAGATTATTTGAAAAAGGTCACGACCTAAAGACTAGAAATGTCTCTGGTCATGCCATTCATTTCAATAAAGAAGAAGTAAGACGGAAACTAGAAGAAAGGCTCAATGCTACTCGCCACTCTGTTCGCAGAGGTATCGCAATGGAGAAGGGCAGAATCCTAGTATTCTCTGATGCCCATTTTTATCCTGATGATGAAACTACAGCCTTCAGAGCATTGCTAGAGTGCATTAAAGAGTTCAAGCCTGAAGTCATTGTCTGTAATGGAGATGCTTTTGACGGAGCTTCTATCAGCCGACATCCTAGAATTGGATGGGATAGCAAGCCTACAGTAAAGCAAGAACTAGATGCTGTTACCGACCACATGAACCAGATTGAGTCTGCATCTACTTTTAAATCTAATCTTATCTGGACTTTAGGAAACCATGACTCTCGCTTTGAGACATTCCTAGCTGCCAATGCTCCGCAATATGAAGGAATCAAAGGGTTCTGTCTAAAAGACTTCTTCCCTACTTGGCAACCTTGCTGGTCTTACTGGGTAAACGACCACACAGTTATTAAGCACATGTGGAAAGGTGGATTCTCCGCAGGTAGAGCCAATGCCCTAAATGCTGGTGTCAATATGGTCACAGGTCATACTCACAATATGGCTGTTCAGCCTTTGACTGACTACAACGGTACTCGCTATGGTGTGCAAACAGGTATGCTTGCTAATCCTGATGGTGAGCAGTTCGTAGACTACACACAGGATGGTTGTAAGGATTGGCGGTCTGGATTTGCCATGCTAACCATTGACAGAGGTCAGCTATTGATGCCTGAATTAGTACAAGTCTGGGATGAGGAAAAAGGCGAAGTTCAGTTCAGAGGAAAGATTTACGGTGTGTAATATTTTGTACAGAATCAGAAACAATTAAGCAAAAACCTTAATTATCCCACCTAGATACATCAGAACCGCTACAAGCTCCACAGTAAGCAAAGCATAGTCTTTGGCTACATACCCCTCAACTGTCCAAAGAAAACTGCCTACAAGCCCAAATAAGAGGTTTAAAGGGTATATATTGAGAGAAGTCAGGGCTATACCTAGCAAACAAAGTATAGTCCCTGTCCATTTCATCATTTTTGGTTGGCTAAGAACTCAGCCATAGTTTTGCGGATAGCTTCTCTAACTACCTCTAATTCTTCTTCTGACAAAGTGAAGTCTTGCTCTAAATTCATTTCTTTTTGCCTTTCTTTACAACTGGGGTTGATTGTTTATAGATTTGCATAAGTACAGCGACATTGTTATCTAGCTTTGACTCTAGGTCTTTCAGAATGTCAGAAGCTGCCCACAATGCTCCAGATTCGTCACTCGTAAGATTCGCTGCACAGATGTTAAGTATAGACTGACAACTGTTCAACTTGGTAGCGACTTCTTCAACTTTGTTGATTTCATTCCAAAAAATATTGTGCATTATTTCATTCATTTATAACTCCTTATGTTCTTCTCAGCGACATATTCATAAATAGTGTCGTTGTTTTCGTGTTTTAGCGACATATTCATCTCTCACTCGCTTTTTTTAGTATTGCTCTAGCAAAATCAACAAGACCATACATGTTGTACTCCATTCCATACTCGCCCTCATCAAACCATTCAATATCAATATGCTCTCTACCAAGAGCTTCTATTTCATCATCACTTAACTCTCTTGGTGCGGTGTAGAGTGGAATATCATTGATGCCGATTTTTTCCCAACTAAGAGAAAAGTTTTTTTCATCACCATCTTGGTTTACAAATCTTTGCATCCATGCAACAGGTTTCATCTAAATAAACTCCTTAAA